CGGTATATTCTGGGGTTTCACCAACAATATCCAAGAATTGAGAGTTAAGCTGCACCATATATGTGGCGTCAACTAGTTCGCTGCTGACATTTAATGGATCGCTGAAAACCTGCTGTATTTGAATATTAGCAGGAATTTTATTTGCGGAATTGATTGATATTGTTTTTGGTCCGCCGACTAATTCTATAGTTGGCAAGAAAACAAGATTAGGATCTGATACCGAGACGCAGCGATATTTTTGTGCTAGGGAACCATTTGTAAGAGCTTCGAAGATTGGCGTATTCTTTTCAATCTTTTCTTTTCCTACTGTTCGGCCATATTTTTGAATAATACCATAATCTACTTCATCATCACCAAGAGCAAACTTAGAGATTTTAAAACTTTGATTATTTTGAGATAGGAATTTTCTTCCTGTATCTGTTAATACAGCATCTAATATTATGTTGTTTGTATCGCCTTGTAAAAATCCCATTTTAAAACTCCGAAAATCTATGCTTTATATTATATATAGTCCAATTCTATTTTGGAACGCCAAGATAGCTGACATTATCAAAAGACAATGGTTTAATGTTATTGTTAACTGAAATTGTTGAATTGTTTGATATATTGTTTGGACCAGGTTTATTGGTTTGATCTCTTGTGTCAGTTAACTTAATATCTAGCGTCTGTTCAGTCTCTAAATCAATATTAATCATTTGAAAAACATATTTTGAATTAATATCGGTTTTAAGCAAATTTAAGTCTGTCGGTGGCGCACCTTTGCTCGTTACCTTTAAGTATTCAGGATTGAAATAAACGGTCATTTTTTTAGTTCCGCTAGTTCTGATAGAATCAACAAAAGCATCTTTCTGTATAAAGAAATTAGGATAAGCTTTTGGTGCGCCCTCTTTAGAAATCGATTCAGTTATAATTTTATTTGCGAATTTGTCATATGATATCTTGAACTGAACTGAATAATTTGAACTGTATCCATGAGCATCGACGCAAGCTACAGCATACATTGCCGTATCTTCTCGCTTGAATTCTTCATCATAATAATACTTTTTAGGTAATGAGGTTCCATTTGAAAACCTTAAGTTTTCTATTAGATTTTGATCAATGAAGTTTTCACTCATATCAGCCAACGCTAGAGGAGTCTGACTATCGTTAAAGTCATACATTTTTACCAACTGATATGGTTCATTAATTCCCCGGCGCTTAAAGATTTGAAAATATTTCACATCCCTTTGTGAGTTAACTGGAATGTTCCACGTCAACATTGGTATATCTCTTTGGTAATCCCATATTATTTTAAAGTCCGCTGGGGGAGGTGGAGGCATATATTCTCTACATTGTATATAAACCTCTGGTGATCTTTGAGAAGCTACTAAATAAGTGCTCGTCCCAAACTCAATGTTGTTATCCGTAATATTATAAGTCGGCAACTCTAACAAAAATACGGATTTGACAGTATAGCCATACTGAGCACCATATTTCACATTATAATCTACACATTCAGAAACATTAGGATTGTCAATCACTATAGGGTCTTTATCAATAGGTTGACCATCTACTGGATATTCTTTCTTTTCTATGATATAACCAATTACTTGATAATTGATCTTATATGTCCCGCTTGGTATATTGCGATTATAGTTTATATAGTTTGGTAAGTTAAGCTGATAGTCAACTGAATCTATGACAGAATTAGGTCTAGCAGTTATAGTGTTTTCTTGAACTATTCTAGCCATGCCTAAACTCGCATAGGTTTCATCGCCAAATATATTTTCCGGTTGTTGAACACTAGATTTAAGTAACGTTGCAATACGTTTATTATTAAAGAAAGCTTTTGTTTTGACGTTTCTCAATTCATCAATGATGGATTTTACGATATCTTCTTTGGTATTGTTGCTGGTGTATTTAACGCCATTTTTCTCAAGATTAATGAAAGCTTCGGTAAGAAATGTTCCATCGATGTTTTCTGACGTAGCTGCATTTAAAAGCTTAATCATATCCATTTGAGACATATTTGTCGTGTTTGCATTTAGTTGCGTAAAGATTGTATTGATAGCTTTTGATATGGCATAATTTATTTTGCCATCAGCTCCATTGTCCTTAAACATAATGCTAGTAAAAAAGTCTGAAGATAGTGTTTCTTCATCGATAACTTTATTAAGATTATCAGCTATCGATATAGTGCCAATCCAATCAGGTCTATTACCTATTGCAATTGCTTTCCAAGATAGATTGTTGTATCTAGGAACGAATCTTTGAATCTTGCGTTTCAGTTGCTGTCTTTGAGATGTATTTGTATATCTCTTTAGGTCATTTTGTAACTTATTAGGAGTCGAACCAAGCGGGTTTTCATTCTTATACTCATCTGGCAAAAAGAAATTATATATAAATTCTGCTGTTGGTATTGGTATTTCACCAGGGGCATCTAATATTATTGCTCTATTTGAAGGATAAGATTTTGTCATTGTTATCTCCTTCTAACCAAGGAGTTATTGTTTTGTGCCGGTATATTACCTAGACTTGGACCATTACGTAGCAATGGTGATTTAATTATGTTTGTAATGCTTTTTGGAGGAATCAAAGCTTTGAAAGAACCGGCAATAGTTGCTAATTGATCCGAGAACTTTCTCTGATCTGCTACAGTTTCAACTTGCACAAACAAATCCTTTACAATGAAATCTTCTGGCTTACCATCACGAATAAAATATTTTGGTTGATTAGGATTTCTTGTATCGAAAACCATGTTTTCTCTATATAAATCAAAGTTAATATCCGGATTATATATTTTAGTTCTTTGAATATCGATTTCCATCAAATATGTTTGAATTGGCAAATAGAATATACGATCATACAATTTTGGTGTCAATACACGATTAGATACTTCATTTGTATTCATCACTAGACTGCCATATGTAAACAATCTGAAATGGTCTTTAACTTCATCAGGAATATTTGGGTCTGCAATAACTTCAGAAGTTGTTTTTAAATTTGCCGGAATTGGAAGATTGATTCTCTTAAGATATTCGATTAATATCGATCTCATTTTGCTATTCAAAACTCTTTCCGGAATCTCAGGGAAAGTAAATGTATCTTCGCTTGGCTTAACGCCAGTAAACAAGCTCATATATAGTCCAAACAAATAACTGTTTGTATGATTAATGTATAATTCCATAAACTGTTGGTCAGTTAAGAAGCCATACTTTGGATCTTGACGTAATGTTGGAAGATCAATTTCTACTGGACTAAAAGGATTGTCAAAATCAGTTAACATCAGCCGGTTCAATATTGCAAGATAACTTTCACCGTCTTGCGGTTGTACATTGATTATGTTTTTCTTTGTAAGGAACAAACTGGTGTCAAATATATACTTGGTTGGTTTGAATACTAATTCTGGATATTTTGCATTTCTTACGAAAACGTTAATGTTGATCAAGTCACTTTGTCTATCTTTGAAGGTAACGTTATTAATATCACCCTTATTGATTCGATCAGACAATGCTTTTGTAAATCCTGTAGGAATACCGACACTCAAAACTTTAAAGTTCCTTTTTATTGTTTCCTCTCCGACATCATTTCCTGCCACGTAGTTCTTCATCATCTTTTCAAGAATAGAATATTCTTGTGGAAGAACTGCATCAGAAACAATAAGTTCTATCTCTTTAGTCTGCGTAGATTGTTGACCAGAACTATTAGCAGAAATAAAATCTAGAGGCACGATCGTTTTCTGCTTAATATCTTCGAACGTTTGAGCAGATATACGTAGCTGAGATTTATTTTTGACCAAGTTAAGATTTGGTATTGGATTTGTAGCCAAGAACGTCTTAAGAGTTGTTTGATTGAAAAATTGCTTAACCTTATTGAGACTCGAGTTAAGGTTGTTTCCAATGACTTCAAATATTCCTAATATGTCAGACATATCTGAATATTCTTTGTCTATTTTTTTCTTGTTATCTTCTAGGGAGATAAAATATTCATTGTTTTGGCGTTCTGATTGCGCTTCATCTTCTTTATAGTCTTTAGTTAAGATACCTATAGCCTTTTGAACTAATCCCGTGTTTGTAAGGTCAATATTGAGAGAATAAAAAGTTAATACTCCCGTTTTTGTTTCTGTTGTTGTTGTTGTAGTTGTTTTAAACTCAGCAGCTACACTATCAGTATATTCAGCCATATCTCCATCACGGTCTAATCTGACGTTGCCGCCATTTATTATCGATGACGATGTGGACGTGACAACAGAACCAAATACATCTTGACTCGATTTATTAATGTCAATAAATGAATATTTTTTTGCATATTGGCAAAATATTTCAAACAACATAAAAAGTTGAGTTGATGTGCTGATAGAATTAAACCTGGTTCTACCTGAGTTGTCCGGCAACAATTGAACATTGGCTCCATTAATTTGAGACGACTTAAAGATGTCATTTGCTAGATTTACGTATTGATATATTAAATTTACGTTACCAATTGTTCCTTGACCTAAAGCTGCTCTCTCTAATACAGTAGGAATATCTGTTTCACTTATAATAACAGATATCTTTTTGGCGCCCCCGAACCCAGCTACGGAATTATTTGTAGAACCATTTCGAGATTGTGTATATACAGCAGCAATTCCGGAAGCTAAATCTTTTATATATTTTACTAAATCAGAACCGTTAACTGTAGATGGAAACTCCTCAAACTCACGTGATGGGTCACGAGCGGCAGCACCTGGGACGGAATCTAATTTTTCTACACTATTAATTTCGTTTGCAGCTAATACGTTAAATAGCCCATTAGTATCACTAGTCTTATTTCGTATAAGACCAGCTAATATACAATACTGAAACAACAGCCTTTTTAATAATTCATTTTCGCTTGCAGCATTGAATATATTCATTATTAATGCTTGTTCCAGAGTTACTTGTAGTACCGTTGGGTCCGGAACGTTTAGTTCATTAATCTTGCGATTCAATTCTTCTATTTTTTGTTCTAATGCTTTTATAATTGGAGGGTTTTTGATCTTATCAATTTCACGGTTAAGATCATCCGGGTGCGGTCGGAATGGACCATTAGGATCTGTGCTACTACCATCTGGCGTTATATTATTTAGGGTAATTTCTCCGTTTGGTATTTTTTCTCTTTCAACTTTCAATTTTTCTTCAAGTTCTTTTCTTGATTGTTGTAGTGCTAGTTTTTGTGCATAAGACGCAGGATCAAATCGTGCCGCAACTTCTTCCTCTTGAGGAGTAACTTTGTCAAACGCTGTATAGAAACACTCAAGAATTCTTCTATTCAATTTGCTCGGGGTTATATATTGATTTGTAGTGCCTTGAATTGCAATACCGAGCAACGCTTTTATGGCAGATATTCCAGCCGTCATAACTTTCAAATAATTTGAGATATATGCTTCATATGCACTAATATCCCAGGTGTTGCCAGCCGGGTTTATTATTTGCTCTGTATAATAGTTTTGACCTGGAATCCATGAAATATTTGTATTCGTTGGATCATCTATGAACTTGTTTTCGAATACTAAAACATTATTGTCACGTGATAAACCAAAGAATGGCAAAGCCGACATTCCATTTTTGTTAACTGGTAATTTTAATATTGTGTTAGGAATGTCTCCAAGAATCGATGGAAATGGATTTCCGATAGACTGAACATTAAATGGCTTAAATACAGAATCATTTTTACTGTTTCCTAGATTACTAGATACAATATATTCTTTCGCTAGAAGATATGTCAGAAGCTTAATTCTAGAATCAACCTCAGAAGGCAAGGAATTAAGAAAGCTTTGAAATGTATCGCTTGAAGCGGCATTTAATGGTGAATTATTTTGAGAAGTAAAATTGTTGATATCGAATTTATAACCAACAACGTCTTCGCTCGTATTAATATTTATTGGGCTCAAATCTGAAGCCCTGCCGATTAGTAATTGATCTAAAAATTTTGAAGAATAATTCTTAAGACGAACGTTCAATTCGAACATCAGTTGAAGTAATAGTTTTGTTTCTGAAAATGCATCATATTGAGCCGTCTTATATCCTAAATTCTCCGTATAGAATTTTTTTAAAGGAGTCACCAATGTTCCATCATTCGTTTTGAAACTGTCATCTCCTATCATTCTGATTTCAAAAGAATTCTTGATGATATCAATATTGTCGATGATATTTTTGTAGAACATCAATGCATTTTGAACATATGTTATTTCTTTCAAATAATCTGTTCGTATTGGATCAAACGCCGTATCTTGCTTTAGAACATTTTTTATCTGTTTAATAGTCGAAATTAAAGTTTCTTGTCTTAGTTGCTTTGTTTGATATTGAAACTTTACAAACATTCCACTATCAGTATATAACCGTTCTAGAATTGAATTCGTATTTGTTGGTTTAGTTTGTTTTTTCCATATTGGTGCCAAATCCAACATAGATATAATTTCTGGTCTAAGATCCAAAGCAGAAATGCCGGCATTGCTTACAATCTGTGAAGTTCCATTTGCAACCGTGGATACCCCTGTATTAATACTATCTGTATTAAGTTTATTTATTGTGTTTTGTAATGGTGGGGAATACGATATAAGAGACGGTAGTTTTCTATTGGATACAAAAGGTTTTTGATTCAATAATTGATAAAGTAATTTTTTATTTACTTGACTTACAACGTATTGAACGTTTGGAGGAGCGACATATGCATAATTTTTATTATTAGGTTTTTGCTGTGGATTAACAACAGCAAAAGTTACTGGAACAGTTTCATTCACATCGGAAGAAATGCTGTTTCCATTATTTTGTTGGGCTGGGTCGGTGGTGATTCCACCATCATTTGCTGTGTTATTTCTTATATTAAGCGACATATAAACCTATATTAAATATGATTACATCAAAATTGTATTAGAACGAGTTGGCGGACCTTCTGTGTCATCATAGTATATTGGTATTAAAGTATAGGTTACTTGTCCTTTTTCATTATTGTTAAAAGTATCTAGATATAACATTTGACTGTCATTTGCATTAGCTAAACTGTGTGCAGCTCCCACTATAGTTTTTGTTCCTAAGATATCTCTAACGATTATAAAATGATCAATTTTTCTTCGACTTCCACTTATACCCCATTTCAATAAACATCTTTGAGGACCAAGAGAAATTGCTTGTAAATTTGTGACTGTCGGCAAATCACTTACTACTTTAACAGTAACTTCTTTTATATCTACCACGTCTCCAAACTCAAATGAAGGCAGTTTACGTGGATAACTACGAACTATCGAATCGTCGCTATATAGTGTTCCATTTCGGAATGTAACCGGTTGTTGCCATTCATATGGATATAACGTATAGCTTCTATTCAAAGACTTAATGCTTTGTTTTTTAATCTTACTTACAGTTCTGGTAATGGTAGGAAATAATGTTTCCGGATTTCTTAATAAAGTGGTAATTTTATAAGAATATTCTATCCCCTCAGATATTGGAGAAATTCCTTTAGCCAAGCCTTGTTGTCGATCTGAAAAATTATTATCTGTTATAACTCCAAAATCTTCAAGCTCCCCAGTTGCCATATTCAGTCTTAAAACTTTATATGCAAATAATCTGCCTAGAAGTTCCTTGTTCTCTTTAATTTGTTCATTATATTCAGATAATAAACCCTGTTTTGTAATCAAGTTTTTGATATCTTCATATTGATTCTTATTGAAGGCATAAGTAATATTAAACGTTACATCTGGAAATCCATCAATATATGTTCCAGTTTTAATGCCATTTACATTACAAGCAGCAACATTTTTTTCAATAGGTCTGAACTCAACCGCCATGATGTTACGACTCATTTGCTCTAGACCGTCAGAATATATGAAACCAACCTTATATTCGTAAACGTTATACTTTTTGACTCCGGTATCAACCAAACGAAATGGCAAACTACTTGAAGGCTGAATCCTAGAAATCCCGCCAATTCTTCTGAATGTCGTTTCGTTTATTGTGGTATTTCTTCGGTAATAATACACGGCAACAACGTCTGCTGGAAAGTTGCTGGCTTTCATTATAATACAATCATTATCTATAGCATAATCAAGTGAGCAATAATTCTGCCTTGTTGAAAGCTTTTTAGGTAAAGGTATATTGGTTCCATTTTTGTTAATAGAAGAATTGCTTACTAATACTGTCGCAAATACTGAAGCTGGTTTTTTGTCCTTGTCATAAGGAACAAAACGATATATCACGTCCGAGCTAGTCAAAACGTTATCCACAAACGTTTTAGCGTTATCTCCTGACTTAAGAGCAATATCTGTCAGTTTTACATAATTTGCAAAAGGCACGTTATCCTGAGCAAATAATGTCCGACGATAAACAGAAACTCCATGCGCATATGGATCAACTTGTTCAATTATAAAAGTAGGTTTGCTGATTCCAGTATTTGCCTTCTTTGTTACAAAAGGCGGCTTTGTAATGTATGTGTTGTTGATATTTGTGTTGTGCGGCACGAACACTTCAAATTTTTGAACTCTATGATCATATACGTCAAATAGTTCGAAGATTATTTTGAAATCACTTTGACCTATTGTGCCAATAGGAATAAAAATACGATCACTAACTACTATCGTATCAGTAGCTATTTTTTTAATCTCTGTTAAATAAGTTTTTTGTGGGGCATCTTTCGGACTATTTGTTACGGTTTTAGATAAAAAAGCCGTTACTAGTTGTTTTGCTTTTGCATTGGATTGTAATATAGGATTTTGAGTAAAAGCTCTAGAGGGAATGAGTCCGGAATATGCTTTAGAGGTTGGCACCATAGCATTTGTGCCAGTATTATATAAGCTCGCTGGGTCTATCTTTTTCTTCGTTTTAAGATTGGATCTTTCTTTTCTTAAGTTAAATGGCAACGGAGATATGTAAGTGTTTAGATTTACATTAGCATTTAAGTTTTGATTGGCAGAATTGACATTACGGTTTAAGGTATTTGACTGATCGACTTCTACGTTTACATATGTCTTCGTATATAGCTGAGTGCTGTCAATTGTTTTAGGATCAAAGTATTTAGCTAGATTCTTAGTAACAGAAAATGAATATTGATTTTTTACTTGAGAGGCTGCCTTGTATATATTAACTTGTTGAAGTAAGTTTTCGGTTATTTGATCGACATTGAAGCCTTTGATAAGTTGAGGTTTGGTAGTGGTATTCCCCATTTGTGTTTGAATGCTTATTAGCAACTTTGTAGCGTTTAGTTGATTAGCTAGTTTGGGATTAAAACCATATCGCAAACCGTAAACGATTAAGTTACCGGCGATGCTAATCAAATTTAGATTTGCTGTATCTTCCTTAAGAACAGATACCAATGGAAAATCCTTATTTAAAACTGGTAATACCATCACATCTCCCAAACTAATGTAAACATGTTAACGAATGTTGGCGTATTATCGCTGTCTATAAATACTTTTCCAACGAAAAATACATGATGAGCTATTCCATTTTGATCTGGAGGGAATATGCCATAATCAATCACATCGAGCTTTTTCAAACCGTCTGAATAAACTTCAAAAAACTGCCCTAATATATTATTTTGTCTAGAAGTTTCTATGAAGTTAACCTCACGACTAAACCCATTAGCATATGAGCCGCTTAACTCTAGAGCAAGAGATTCATAAGTTCCATATCCGTTTTGATTTAGATTTTTATACGTACCTAAAACTATAGAATTGGTTGAACCCATCTTTGGTTTATTAATAGGGGGTAAATATTGAAAGTTTGGAACATGGGATAATCTCTTGTCAAAGAATATGCTTTCAACATTATCAATATCGATCTCTTGTATGTCAGAATTTGGTATTGGCTTTGTGTCAGATATTTTAAACGTCAAGCTTTTGTTATCGATTATAAATTCGTTAAAGTTAATATCTAGTGGATCCGGACTTCTTAACAAAGATAAGTTTTCGAAATTCTTAAGAGAAGAACTTAATAGTGTCGTAGCTAAGGATGCAAACTGAGAGCCGCTTATAAATGGTGCTTCAAACCTTGTAGAACCTGTCAATACAGGAAATACCTTTCCAGCTCTAACTTTATAACCAGAATCTCCGTCTACAAAATTAGCTAATAGATTGCCGCTATCATCTGTTTCAAATACAATGGCGTCCTGGGGCAGATTACCGGCTTCAAATGTTATACGTGAGGTGAAGTCTGGCCCACCAGATACAAGCGTATCTAGGGCGTATATAGCGCCAGCATCGCTAAAGGAAAGATACTCGACCTTCATCTTTCCAGTAGCAGCTTGTCTCTTACCTTCTGTTGTGATGACGGTATCTAATACACGAGTTTTAGGATCTAATAAGCCAGCCATTGTCAATCCTCATTTGGTCTATCAAAGAATGGTTGACCACTCCGATAGTATATGTCATAAATACCACTATCATAAGGATTATATGTTGGATTTGTTGCAGTCACATAATCAACAGATGCTGAATATATTGCACTTGAAGATATAAACCTAACTTGTATTGGTCCATCTACTGTTTGTCTTAATTTTTGATTTAATTTAATATTTGCATATGGATTAACAGTTTCAGTCTGGAGATATCTTGTGAATAATCTCTGCTCTAACATATCTCGGAATTGTCCATATCTGCCTCTGCGCCAGATTGCCGAAGTTGTTGTGTTAATCGCACTATATAATCCATATTTCCATCCACGTATTTCTGGATTATAAAGGTTAAACTGAGGAATGTCAATATTGCTTCCGCTATAATAAACATCATATGGGCTCCAATCTAAGAAATTGGCTGTTTTTCCTTTTTTCCCAACCTGTAAAGGCGCCCCATATTGCCAGTCGGTTAAATCTAGAGCGAAGCCTTCTCCATAACCAAAAAATGCTTTATTATAATCGTTATTTGTTGGCTTTATCCATATAGCATTTGGCCTTCTTGGCTCATAAAAGTTATTAATTTCTAATTGTGGTAAAAATCCATATTTCTCGTAACCATTAGAATTACCGAATTCAAACCCAAATTTAATACTTGATGAAACATCTGCAACTCTGCACACCAACAAAGTATTGCTTGAACCTATTGTTTCTCCTTGAATTTGTTTATTAAAATCATGTATTGAAAGTCCTCCCGCAGCCATTGTATATAGTGGTTTAATAATATTTGCATTGGTTGTAACCAATGTTCTTTCTACTGAACCTGCATAGTAACTCCTAAAAGAACTATTTTGCAAAGTATAAGAAAAATTCTTCCAACTTGGATCTGTTCCAACTGAACGCCCTAAACTAGCAGAAGGATATAAACGGTTAGGATAATCAATTGAAGCTTGAATGGCCCCCGGTGCTGGTTTTCCTGTTCTAAAACTATACCAATTTAAAGCATTACCATTTTGACTAAATTGTATTTCTCCGTCATCTCCGATTGCAATCCATGCCACATTAGTTAAATCAATAGGATTATTGCTGTTTAGGCTATAAGCCTTTTTTATTTCTACGAAACTTCCCGTATAGCTATTTGCAGGAGTTCTTTTACTCCAATTTTCTCCACCATCTGATGAATACAATATTGTTCCATTATCTCCAACGCAAACTAAACCGGACGAAAGATCGGCGGCTGAACCACTTGTAACGTTATATGCTATAGAACGTAAAACAGGAACTGGGCCCGGAGCAAAAAGAGCAGTCGGAGTAACATCTTTCCAATTAGGAACCCCAACATCTTGCGACCCAGATATAATTTTCCCAACATCTGGCGAACCTTTTGTATATCCGCAGGTCCAAATACGAGGTTTTGAATCAAAAAATTTATTAGCCGTCACAGAAAGAAATACATCATCCGGCGCTGTTACTTCTGGCTGTGTAAACCGGTTCCATTCCGTATCAACACAACTAGGAGCCTCCGGTTTTTCAACATATGCTACTAAACCAGAACCAAATCCACCGTCAAGAATTCTACCAACAGCAAATACTCCAGCATAAAGTTCATATCCAGAATCTGATATGCCTCCAGGATTGACGCTACATATAGAATGTATATCAACTGGATCAGAAAAATTAATAGATGCATCTAAATTAACATATTCCCATTGGTTTTTGGTGGGAATTTTATAGTCAGCATTGCCTTGAAGACCAGGTTTTGTTCTTACTATTTTACCACGTCTATTAATATCTTCCACGACTAAAAGCCATTGCCAATGGCACCCATCTTTTCCAGAAGGCGAATATCCAAGAGCCAAAGCATCTCTAATGGAATTGGTAACAAAAGGCCAAGAATCGATTTCAATTTCATTTACGGAGGCTATACCCTCTCCAGCATTATATCCATCTCTACCAAAACATATAGGCTCCCATGTATCTGGATATCCTAAAGAACTAGTCAATATCGTTCCATTGTCTCCAAAAGCTACATAACAAGAATTTTGAGAACCGCTATAATTTGTGAAACAAATCTTTTGTATTGGATTGAAAAATCTAGTTGGTATATGAACATGTTGTATATCATTTTTTAATCCAAGTCCCACCCAAAATTGAGAATATCTGGTATAGACCCTATAGCTGGCATCTCCATACACATAAAATAGAGAACCGAGCTCTTTAGTTGTAATTACAGGAGAAACAAAGCTTCCTGAATATATGTCAACTTCTATTGAAGTGTTATCTAATCCAACACCTAGAAACCTTCTTAATTGTCTATATCTAGATTGAAATGGGAAATTGTTTAACCATTTGTTGTTTGTAAAGTTATTAATGTCCGGAATTGATAGGGTATCACCAGAGCCGGCTGGTATTTCCTTAACCTGCGCAGGAAAAAAGGTATGAAAAGAATTGTCCGTTAAAGCAGACCGACCTAAGTTACTAGAGCCGCTTAAGCTAGCCGAAAATATTTGTTTCCAACTAGAAGTGGTTTGTAGGTATGGATTTAAAGTATTGTCTACATTTCCAATACCAATCGGAGAAGGAATAATTGAATCAAAGATATATTCTGATATATCAAAAAACTTATTGAGTATGTTTTGGGTTTTTGAGGATATATAATTTCCTTCTGTATATCCCAACTGATCTGAGCGGCTTAGGTCTTTGGAATAAAAAGAGGAGCTGACAATTCCAGTTGTTTTAAGGGCAATAACTTCTCTACTATATGCCGGAGAAGAATTGAATATAGAGCCATATATGTAGTTATCCGTATATGACCCAGAATAGGTTGCATAAGGTTCGGTTTCAAATTGATCAAAGATAGGCATATTATTCTATGACCTCGTGAATTGTTTCTGATGACAAAAGTTGATTGGTTCCATCATTATATTCTCTATTTTCTCTGATATAAGAACCATATAGAATTAATTTTGGCTCAACTAGAAAATTAGAACTAGCTAGCAATGTTAACACACATTCAGCATTAGTGGCTCCAAGAGCGATATCATATATAGTTCTAAATGCTGGCGCTATTGATACAGGTGCCTGACAACCTAATATTAGTTTATCTTGCGGATATAATATATAAGGATTTTGTTTCCATTTATCTTTTGGCCATTCTGGTCCCGGCACAAGACTATTATCTATATCCTCAGAATGAAAAAGATCATTGTTAAGTCCACGTGTTGAAAGTTGCGTAACATTAATGCCGGTCCTAGAACCATCAAATGATATATAAATGGTATCAAATACTGCTGGAGATCCAGGAATATATTTGGTCATGAGATTAGTCAAACCAATGTTTTGAAAATCATTAAAAAGACCGGGTGGTGTCCCCATGCTCATTGAAAACGTTGGAGTTATATTATAATTAGCACCACTAATACCCGCATTTTTTGTTTCAATAAGAATGTCATTACTGGTTACCGGTATTAGATCATTAATTGAACTAGTAACAGCACTCACTATTGAAAAAGCGCCTCTTTTTACCACCGTATTTAATACATCTTTTGCAAATGAATACACTTGAGAAAAACCTAGGATATCTCTTAGCGTATCTACACGTGTTGTTATAGGAGGAGACGCTAACGCATCATCATAAGTTAAAACAGTATCGGCTGGCACGTGTGCAGATACAGAAACTGTCGTTAAAACTCCATTTACGAATGCCGCCTGACGTTTGAAATAATTTATGTTTTGATTTCTTCTCTGATTTAATAAGAAAAATGTTGTGATTGAGCCTGTTACAACGCTAGTAATGGTCGTTAGGTCTACTGTCCCAACTACAAAGCTATATGGTCCCATGTTTAATACAGCTTTTTCCAAGAGAAAAGGCTCTGTGATATATTGGCTCATATCTAGAGTTTGTGAACTAGTTGCATGATATTTTGGATGATATGGAAAACCAAAGTCACTTCCGCAATATCCCATAGTATGTAAACCATTAATGTTCAAATTCCCTAACGCTGTATCAATGGATTGCGTCATTAGATACCCATCAAAGAAACCAACGGTCAAATAATCTTGACAATCTGTAAGGTCAGATGAATTAATTTTTATTCCAATTCCTATTGGTTCCCAAACGTTTTTATCAAAGTTATAGTAGGCCATCGGAGAATCGTAACTGCCCTCCAATCCCGCACCTATTTTTCCCTCTGGTAATTTTAATACCGTATTTGATGCAACCGGTATTGGTATTTCAATCTTGTTTTTGCTCCAAAGAGGACTGTTAAATCCTTCACCAACTAAAGTCTCTGCACTACCTGTAGCAAAGAAAGGATTTTGAACAGGGGCTCCCTTAGCATCAGCAGCAAACTGTTGTTGATCATGGAATGGTTGCATCTCTTGCCCAGGAGAGAAATGAACCCACTCTGAGCTATCTCCAACTCCCTTTACAATAGAGCCGGTAACTAACATGCCATCTCTATTAAACGTGGTCATGTATTCTCCAGCATCTACTGGATATGGGTCATTATCAAGGTCTATAGATGTTCCAGCTATTACACGACGTTTCTTATTCCATGGAACTTGAGAATAATATATATCTTTTATTTCATCAGAATTTAACTCTCTATTGAAAAACGAAATTTCTCCAACAGAGCCGGTTACTGATGAGTTTTTTGCGAATGAATAGCCAGAAGAAATTCCATATTGTATTGCGGTATCTGTATCGTATGAATCAAATCCGGCTCCAAAAGAGCTGAAAGATGAAGCGGCTACTCTTTCTCCATTGATATAAACTTTTATTGAATCTGAGGTTGCTGGAACTCCAGAAGTTTTTCCATCAAAACTAAAAGCAAAATGAAACCAAGTATCAACTAAATTTGGAACTGCAACTGTGTTTAGTGTCATTCTATTTGCTGCGCTACCACTTAAAAATGAAATAGAAAAATCCAATGCATTAGCGGTAAAATTCTCAGTAACAGAAGCAACATAATCTAGATTGTCAATATTCCATGGACTTTTTCTACATGGACCGGCAATCAAATACATTCCATTAACAACGTTACTAACATCATGATTATAGTAAAACCAACCTGCAAAAGTAAAGCTTTCATAGACTATTTTACCAGGAGTTGGAACTATTAGATCCGCAAACTCAAATAGACTTTTATCTGTGTCCATATTTTGAGCTAATAATGGGGTCACACTTGTAATGGCAGATGATGGTTCGTAAATAATTCCATATGGACTGAAATTTGGTCTATAATCATATGATTTATTTGGCTGTATATATGGAAATTCAATATTTGCAGTTGTTCCGGCTGTTGGAATTGCTTTATCGATATCTACATTATAAGCCTTTCCATAATGTGAAAAAGATTGACTAACTCCAATAAATTTAAAATTTGTTGAAGGATCATCGGCTAAATTAAAATCTAGATATGGAAATAGTCCTTCTTTAATAGAGCCGGATAATTCTGCTTCAAAAGTAATGCTGCCCGACGCACCAGCACTTGGGCCCAGTCTTTGCATAGTCCAATATCCAATCATACTGTCTTGCCATGATGTTCCATTTGAACGAGTGCCAAATACAACCGTCTGAACATCGTTATAACCGACTTTATAGTTGCCTGAGCGTCCATCTAATGAGAAGCGCACATTGGTTGGATAAGAGCCTGTAAGAGCATCCTGGCCACGTAATTGTAGCTTTGGAGGAACTACTCTTATTCTAGTTCTTTTCTCTTGTCTACTCATGATCCTCTGCTCCATCCCATATATGCAATACTATCAGTTCCATATCTTCCCTGATCAGGTCCATACACAGTATAACCTGCTGTTGCTGATTTTTGAGTATAACTTCCTCTTATGTCGTCGTCTAAACCAATATCTAAATTTAATAAGGCTGCTTCAAATGCTTGACCACCTACTGAACCCGTATTAAACTGCAATTCTTTAACAATAACTTCAGTTTCGGTGTCATCAAATGGATCGCCAAGTCTTAAAATGAAATCAACGTAACCTTCTCTTATAATAGCATCTTCTATAGAACCAGCCCCAATGTATTCTTGTCCAGCGTCTAGATATGGATTAGCAGTTAGTGGAGAATTGTATTCTATAAACTGAAATACTCTGTTATTTGATTGTGGAATATCTGAAGTTGGATTTCCATCTTCAAGATTTCCTTTTGGTCTACGAGCTGGGAAAGCACCTTCGACATATGATGTAGCTGCTCTAAATGGAATCGTAAGAGGTTCCATAATAGCTTCTTGTCCCTCTTGTGGACCATCATTGAAATAGATTGGAAACGGATACGTGTTTATGTTGTTGTTTTGTGACTGTATATATTGAACTGGATTGAATGGTATTATATTGTCATAATATTCAGTAGTATTTTCATATTCGGTCCAAGTTCTAGCTTCACCATATGGCAAATATGTTCTTGGTATTTGTAAAAGATTACCAGCCCAAAGCTTTGGTTGAGTGCTACCATATACGTGTCTTGGCAATCTCATTTCAACGCCCTGCCTAAACTTATCAAAGGCGGAAGTATCCATTCCAGAACCAGATTGATTAAAGATAGCTATTACATCTTCTGGATATGAACCAATACGTGTAGCGGCAGGATATCCTGCTGTGCTATCGTCATATGGAGAGAATTCTGTGCCAATTAGGCTTTCTGTTTCAGAATATGCAGTCATAGTCATAGTATAGATATATACCGAAACAAAAAATCAATATTTTGCAAATGTTCCAACTAATAGTTGTAACAAAATTCTATCTCTTAGCCCGGTCCTATTGCTATCGCCCAAATAAAGTTCGCTAAACAAATATTCAAACTTCGGACGTTCCAACATATGACTTTCTATTATGAAGTTGGTTCCAAAATATTTGGTTTTCTTTGGTATTAATTGAGAGACAAAAGTTCCGATGTTTGTATCAAACCACTTATAAAACTCAAAGAATTGTTTAAGATTAATCTTATCCGTAAGACGATTAAAGTATACGTTTCTTAAACTTTCTAAATCCGGATAATCTGGAGAGAATACTAACTCCGGAGCACCTAATGCATTATCAAGTTCATCTAAAGTTGAGAATATATTAATAATGTCCTGATTAAGAGCTTCAACAACGCTGTATTCAATGCTAAACTTGGTGCTATCCGTTGGTTGTTCACTTCTGCGTATTTCATATACAGGGGCTACTTGCGCCCAAGGAGTAGCAACAACGTTCTCATATTGTTCAAATGATCGAATTCTTACTTTGTTAGTTGTATTTGCTTCATCAAACTTTGGAGATATAAAGCTGTAATAATATCTTTCTGGGTCGATAACTTGAGCGGCTTGCGGGAAAGAAGTTCCAGAAAGATGGAAATTATTTTGTGAGAAATCAAAGATATCAATTTGTCCGCCTGGACTTGATTGCGTTACGATTTGATCTGTGCTGGCGTCAATACGTAATCTTTCCCATGAGCCAGACTTATAAGTAACAAAGTTAAATTTTGTAAGCGGATCTTGAACACCTATGGATTTGAAATTTTTAACGTGTTCCGGATATTCTACATCGCTAATATATTTGTTCCAGAAACGTATTTGAGATACAGAACCTTGAAATATTGTTTCTTTTGTGGGCGCAGGTAGAGAGTTATTGTTTAAGAAATTGTTTATAGTTGTATCGATAGAACTTGAACCAATCATAAACAAGGAACCACTAGCATTTCCTGTTGCTGATAGAGTATTCCATATATTAGTGACCCCACCCTCATAATCATTAAACCATGATTGAGTGACATAATTCTCAAAGATATCTCCATATATGTTTTTAGCGGCTCTTAAGAAATATGAACTTGATATTACCGAGTCCAGCCCATCATCATTTCTTCTTTTGCCGAAGCTAATATACCATTTATCACCATCAAATATATTAACTCCGGACAAAGTTAATGCAGTATAAGGAGCAGTCGTGTTTGCATTTGAACGAACATATAAAGTAAGAGAACTTGTAGTTACAGTAGTATAAGTTCTACTTCCAGAATAAGCAACTAAGTTAGTATATACCAGATCATCATTAGCCAACAGGCTGCCTGTTCCAACAAATCTAACTAAGCTTTGATAAGTGTTGTAATTATTATTAATTGGATATCGATATGTTGCTTCATATGTCCAAGAACCAGATGTTAACAAACCATCAGAGGGAGTTCCAGCCATTTCTGGATATCCAGGTTCTATTCTGCTAGCAGACAAGAATGGACTTCTTACTTCGCCGCCCAAATCAAAAGTCAACATAGTCGATATTTCATTTCTCGTATCTCTAACAAAATCTAAATTCTGTTTTGTTGGACCACCGTATTCTCTAATACGGAAGTTGTTGTCTGGGTCAATTCCAGTTGCACGAATAAACGTTTTTATGCCGTGTATTGTTCCTTTAGAAGTAACAATTTCACGAAGATTAACTAATATCCTTCTCCAGATTTGATTCTGAACCTGTTGAAGTGATAATTGATTTAAACTTGGATTGTCTTGAATATTAAGTGCATTTATAAATTGAGCTACAGATGCCCCTGTAAACATTGGAGGCAATTCAATTCCTTGATTTCTTGCTAATTGTTGCAAGAACTGATCTGGCACGGTATCGATGTTATCATAGTCAACAAATTGATTGTCAACAAATTGCTGAGTATAAAGCTTTATTTCATCGAAAAACTTGGCCCAAGTATATAAGAACAGCAATAATACTTGACTGTCTCCTAGTTTTGTCGAACGTGGGTCATCTCCAGAATTAAGAGTATTAACAATAGCTCCTTCTTCTGTTTCTAAAGCATCTTCTACCTGTCCTTCTAAGAAATAATGTCTTGGAACCAGCTTTGTAACAATATTTGGATTTTCATTATCATAGATGCTAGCACTAGTATAAAAATTGGTTCTATACGTATAAACATCTGGATGATTTGCAAACAATATCGGGCACAAATTTAAATTTTCATAAGTTACAGGATCTGACCCAGCTATAGAAGAAGTAGGAAAATTTCTTACTTTTAACGTTAGTGCATTCGCACTTAAATTTCCATGCAAACCATTTGAAGAAGCATCAATAACAATTCCAGAATTGCTTCCGGAGGGCTCATTAAACTTATAGTAAAGCTTTAAGTTTGAATCTGCAAATAATGATTTTTGATAGTTATCATAGATTTGATCAGCAGAACGTATGCTATGCCATATTCTTAGTTCATCCAAAGCGCCAGATAGAGTGTTGGTCGGAGTAAATCCAACTAAGGGAATAGAACTGCCAGAACCTATGTAAAGATTATATGGAACATTTAAAACGTCAAACTCAACACCGGCACTAGATGAGTTATATAACTCCCCATTAACATAAGAAGTAATCCCATAATAACCTGGTGTTCTATTCCATACCCAAGCTATATGAGTCCATTCGCCCTTTGTTAAAGGAACAGAAAGTTGTTCATATGCAGAACCGGAATATATATATAGCGTATTTGTGGCGGTGGTTATAGAAACGTTTGCATTAATAGCAGAAGTAAATCCAAGTGAACCACTATGCTTATCGATAACAACTTGATCAGTATTTGATATAGTTGGAAGATAAATCCAATACTCAAAAGTCATAGGATTTAACATTGGATTAATAATATTTTGTCCATCGAGCCTTGTTGATATATCGGTATATGCCGCACCTGCTTGATCAACTACCGTAACATATGTTCCATACCCAGGCACAGAGCTAACGTTAGTGCCAGAAAAAAATAAATATCCTTTATTTTTTGGATAATTGTCATACAAATATTTTTCGAAACCGGTTAATTTATCCAAAAAAAGTTCATTTGCTCTTTGATCTCCATCAAATGGAAATCCATTTTGAATCTTATCGAAAGCAACGTTAACTTTTACTTGAGCAGAGTTAAAAAATGTATGATTTGCAAAATCTGACCAGTCTACATTTAATTGCTGAGTGCTCCGAAGACCGGTCCCCGGGGGATTATACTTAAATGATGAAGTGCTGTCAATTGCAGTATCTGTTATAACGTTGGCTTCATATAAATTGAAACTTACAGATGCATCAGCAGGATCTTCAAATGCTCGCACCACGACCGGCTTAAATAGAGCCGGTTTATTAGCCTGTAAATTTCTTGTATTATTTATGGCCATTATGGCATCACCTTAAATCTAAATCCAGCATTACTAATCAAGTAATCCTTGCCACCATAAGTAATCATTAACTCTATTTCGTAAACTTCGCCCTGAGCAAAGTCCTCCATCCAAAGATCAAAATACATGCCCTCAGCATCATAAGAGCAAAGTGTAGCTACATCATCAAATGGAACAACAACCTTACGAGAATAAGCATTAATCATTCTCCATTTAAGGTTATCTAATATAACGCTCTTTGGTTGTAATGGCAATCTACTCGCAGTCTGTTCCGTATTGTAATCCAATGCAAAGATACGTAATCTTGCCTGCTCCGTGCCCTTATACTCTTGTTTAAGGTTGGTTATGTTGACTACCCAGTTCTTCTCCTCTACGTTGCTTATAGAGCCTTGTGGGAGCTTGTAGAGGGTCTTACCAGCGGCATATGTAAGAGTGCCATCTAAGCTGGTCCATGCATACGTAAACTCTTGAGGAGTAGAACCGGTAAGGAAGTCTTTAAGCACAGTATTCTCTACTGTATTAAAGTTAACATCAGCATAGTAAATACCGGTTTGTGGAAGGCTACCAATTAGATACTGGCTACCAAGGAAGCTCTGGGTTATAGAATAAAGACTGCGGGTTAAATGATTAATGCTGGCGCTATGAGATATGGAGAAGCTGGAGGTATAATATGTGAGATATTTGGCTCCATATAGATTTATTAATAAGCTATTAGCTCCAGTTATCTCTGTGCTGCCAGAGAAGTAGTTTTGATATCCGCCATTAATACGATTAAATGTAAACAAGCTCTGGGAAACGTTGAATAGGGTGTCGCCCATATCGTCTCTAAGTTGATCATTGTATTTGATTACAAGTTGTGGATGGAGGTCGGCATTATTAGCATGACGAGTTCCAAATCTTTTAACAAAGCGAGTTATGTTATCTTGTTCTTGGGCATCAATAAAAGACAATCTCCAACCATAATTTGGCAAATCACCTGCTATAGCTGCACTAACAAGAGTGGTTACGTCCATATAAAGATTTTCATCACCACGGGCAAACTGCTGGGTGACCGTTAAATCTTGTAATCCAGCACCTAAATTACCAGAAACGATGATATCAATATTTGGATCGCCAAGAGAACCGCTCTCTGCTGCTCCAGACAAAAACCATACGTTTGGAGCTCCTGTTACTACGGAAGCGGTAAGGAAATTTGCTGTATCCAAATCACGAAATCCAACAACGTCAAAGCCCCTACCTTCATCCCAACTTTGAGAAAGCGGTATAAGCCTTATAGAAAAGTTTGAAGGGGTAGTTTGACCGCCATACACGTCCTTAAGGGATAGATAAGCCTTAAAGCTTGAGTCGTTGATATTAAGGAATGAAGCAGTTATTTGTTGAAGAGGTTCATAATCAAATTGCATCAATCCACGAGTAAGTTCAATAACTCCTGTAAGTTTAGTTGAGGCACTTATAATAGTAGTTTCATCATATAACTTGAATAGGTCGAGGGTGGCGGCTTGTCCCACATTAGATGTAGTGCAACGTTCACCAGCAATATATTTGTTGGTTATATAAGTGTCTTTGCTTGCTGTTAATATTCTATACATGATATCAAACCGCTGTTCCTATTAGATCGTAATCTGTATACTTTAGCTCAAACATTGAGCCACGTGGTCCAAATATCATTCCACGACTAGTATTTGCTTTGATATTATATTGTTCATCTGCATAAGCTCGCCCGTCTACTACTCCATAAACGTTTCCTACGTCTAAGCTTATTACTGAAGCAACACCATCAATGTTGAATATAATATTTTGCAAATCGCTCAAAACTATAGGTTGATTAATTTCGAAATTTTTAATGTTCATATAATTCTTAAGCTTAAGAAGAACATTACGCAAAATTAATTCTTTATTTTGTGTTGGATCAATTGCAATAGAAAACTTAACTGTGATATTAATAACTTTAGCGTCCAAGATATCGATAGCATCAGATATTAAACGATATTGATTTAGATAAGTTGCCAGATTCTTCTTTAGGGTATCTGGAGCAATAATCAATTCATTGCTTTGATTTCTGCATATAACGAATAGCTGACTAGCTAAAGGATTATTTGGATTTGGCTCTATGGCGGCACGATACACACGACCAAAGTTTGAAGGAAGAGTATATACACGAGCTAACAAATCTTCTTTTGAAACAATTCTATTTTGCATACCGAGGAAAGCTGGTATTTTAGTTTTTAAATCATTAACTGTTGGAGGATCTTCTCCTCCGGAAGCAGAATCTAGATTAATAACATCGATAGAATTTCTAACGAAAGCGGCAACTTGAGGCACGGGATTATTTGGAAAAAATATATTCAATGAAGTAACGGTATCGATTGTTTCTGCTTCAATATTATGTTTAAGTCCACCGCCATATCGATATGTTATATTAAGAGATACATTTTCAGCGATTACACCAAACGTTGTAGTCTGTAAAAGATTGCCGGGGTTAATAGTAAATCTAGAAAATGTTTGTTTACCATATAAAGGCAATGCAAACTCACTAGGATCTGGAATTACGTCATCATTAATGGTAGCAGCAGATCCGCCACCAAACACAAGAGTAGTGGTTCTAGATTGCAATCCTGTATTTTTTACAAATCGATAAGGTGCCGGCATTGGAACAATATTTTCCGGCACTAGTTTTTGATCATAACTTGCATTTGTTACACGTTTATATACCGTATCTTGTGTTAAAGAATCTACTTCATAATATTCATTACCAAGAGAATCTACAACTCTTAAAACATCTGAAACGTTTGGATTTGATAGTGGAATATTACGAAAAGGAATAAAGTTTGTTACAGTAAACGTTTCCGTTGTTCTTTTGCCAGATATGCACAATCCATTCAAGCTCATTATATAGTTTTGTGGAATATTGTTGGCATTAGTGTTTCCTATTACAACAGAAGCTTTGAAAGACCCATCTATATTCTTTTCAGAGAAATCTAAATTTTCTGTCAGTTCAAATTCAATACCGTTTTTAGCTCTAACAATTGTTCCTTCTTTTATAATTGGCAAAGACAATAAATCCGGATTTCCTGTATTGGTTCCATCTGTTGGAACTTTAATATAGAACGTGACTGTTACTACTGCCGGAGAAGAACCAACGATTGGAACACCTGCTTTTCTTAAATGACGCTCTACGTTATTTGGCTCAACAGAAGTTTCTGGAAATGACTCATGAAACTGATGATCCAGATAATAGCTTTGCACGTCACCAACATATGCAGCGAAATCCAATAACAAACCTCCCAAACTGGCTTCAGAAAAATCTCTGATATTATCTGGAAAATATGAACGGGCGTAGTCTAATAGATCATTACGCAATGCATCAAAATCTTTATTAAGATATCTACGTTGCCTAATTTGCTTTAATAATTGTTTTTTTGAATCGTCTGCCATATGATCACGTTATAAATAATGTTACTTCTATCAATTGTTCTGGAAAACTTGCAACTTGAAATGCAACTAAAATATTAATAATTCCTGTATATACATTCTCTCTTCTATCCACTTTAGATTCATATCCAAGAAGATTGACAAAAGGCATATATTTGGCTGCGGCACCTTTTATTCGCTTCATAGCTTCTTGATCAAAGTTATCTTTATTACTAAAGTCTGTAAGAAGTGGTCTTAAATTGGCTCCAAAATCATACATTGCCAGTCTTTCTCCATGATTGGTCAGTATAAGATTTCTCAAGTTATCAGCCATTTGATCTGTAATCGCATAGTGCATCTTGAATATGTTTATAGACTGATCTTCGTCAAGTTCAAGTGGAGTTTTTATGCCAATTGGTTTAGGTGCGATAGTGCTCGTTATCGTATTTTCAACGGTATTTTGTATACCAACATCTTTAAATGATAATCTAGCCATACCTTACTAAATAGATGATAATCAAAATTTCAAGAAGAACCTGGCAACCATGCAGCCATTCCGGGTGCAGTTACTACTACGGTTCCTACACCGGCTCCAACAAAAGTTCCTGGTGTTGACAATACAATCTTAAGAGTATTCAATTCTTGCGTTACATGAGTATATACCGCACTTGATATTGCAGAAGCTAATCGATTAATTTGTGCTTCCGAATCCCCTACATCTCCAGATTTAAGTTCTGCCCGTAATGCATTTTTAATTGTTTCTTCCATTACCTGTCTAGACATATCTCATTCTCCAAAAATCTTTGTTGATTTAACGTTAAAATTATAGAAATTTTTTACTGTATCATCGGATTGTGTTATTGATTGATCTAATTGTTCATATTGAACTTGTGCTCTTAATGCATTATTTGCTAATGAAAATAATGAAGGAATATTACCATATGGTATAGCTATAGCATTCTGAAATGCGGTTTCTAGAGTTTGTTCTAGTTGACCAATATGATCTCTCAATAAATTGATTTGATTTTGCAATTCTTCAACTGTTGCTTTATAAACGGTATATCGGATATATGGTTGATTTAAATCGGTAGCTCTACCGAGATATATCTCATTACCTTCAATTTGAACTTTGCCTTCTCTATTAAGCAAGATATAAGCCAAATTACCATTTGGAGTAGTTGGTATAGCATTTGGGCTGGTAGATATTGCATTTGTATTTTCTTGTCCTTCACGAACAATTAATATTGTGCCATTAATATTTGCTGAATCCCCTTCTAATGGCTCTCTTCTAGCTATTATTCTTATATGATCGGCTTTGTTAACAACATAGCTTCTTCCATGAGTTCCATTGACTGCTTCCGGTTGTTCGTTAGGTAAACATTCTGGTGGATATATTAATCCAGAACCATCCCCAGGAATTAGCCTATAGTTTTCATCTACACGACTCTGCTGAACAACATATATCCGAGCCGCATCAAACATTGGATCCGGATTTCCTTCATTTGGATTTGCTAGGGTTTCTCTTTGATTTCTAAAAGGATTCTTATCTGTCTCTAAGAAACCTCTAGAGTTTTCTATGATCAAAGGCGCTGTAGAATTTGAACCCGGCGGGTTTGTATCTGCCTCGCCCCCTCTTGGATTTCTTCCAGCGGCAGGTAGATAACGACCTCTTCCAGTTACAATGTCAATTGCTCCTGCTTGTCTAGGATTTCCACCCTCTTTTACGATATCGATTGGATTATCTCCAGCGGCTCCGGTAATAGGACCATTACGGTCTTCTCCTAACATTATAAGAGCATTATTTGCACCCTGCAATACCAATTCTTGTGGGCGCTTTTTCCATCTCGGAACCGGTTCTGGAGTAACAAATGCTGCCGCAGGAGCTTGATTAAATATTAAATCATATGGATTGTCAGTTGGATTTGTTTCTGGAACTGGTAACGTTAAAGAATCAACAGTATTCCCGCCATTAGGAAAATTTTCCGGTCCTGGCGATACGTCTCTTTCCGCTTCCTCACGGGTTGTATATGTGCTCGAATCATTTGATCGATCATATCTTCTATCTAAATGCACATAATTCGGATCTTCTATTGTTCCAAATCCAGGTACACGTGCTAGCCAGTAGCCTACCACATTTCCAGTACCAGTAAAATCTTCATATATCACATATACCTGTTCCCCAGGAGAAATTGGCATCATTATATGAGACGAATAGAAAGGAAATAGAATGGTATTTGAACTTGGACCCATTCCTTGATTATTTGAAACTATCTTGGCAATAATCGTATTAACTGACATTAAATTTACTAAATCAGGATTATTGACAGTTTCAATTAAACTATTCTTATAGTCTTCAGTTAATATATTTGGATCAACGATTATATCAACAACCACAGCTCTTTGCAAAGTAGGCGGAGGGGCCGCCGTAACAGCATTAGCTAATATTGTTGAAGTAGTTGAGCCGCCGCCAACTAAAGATCGATATATACCGGAAAAATTTGTGGGCATACGTATAGATATAAACTATACCAATTTTTAACGTATGACCAATATCAATTAACGTCCGTATCTACCAATCCCCAAAATCTGATTAACAGGAGCAAAAGAACCAGTTAGCTTATAAGTTGAGCCGTTATAGCTAAACACCACTCCTTCAATGGAACTGCTGACATTACCAATAGCTCCCAAACGACTCAACTCCTTTTGCAAAAGGATCTTGGAACGTTCATTCCCACTCCTGTCGATATTGGCAATCTCCTGCTCAACTTCCCGACGCAAACGTTCAATCTCATTAGCTGGATTATAAATCAAGCCACTCTGAACGTTAGAGAGAATCCGAATACCAAAGGTGAAAAATACCTCACGAATTGGCTCGACAAAATCCGCATATAGCTTGGGACCATCTTTAATCAATCCATGAATTTGAGCGTGGTAAATCTTCGGAAGTAGATTGGCTACATATGGCTTCTTAGCCGTTAGCAACGTATCAAAGTCTGAGATTAGCTCTGCAATATACAGCTTATCATCATCGTCAATATCCAGATTAGAAAGGTGCT